CCGCCGTGATGCTTACCACGACCAACGCCGCGACCTCCAAGCGCGTCGGTTTCGCACAGGTGTCCATTGCCTCCGGCTCGTATGGCTGGGTGCAGACGGGCGGCGTGCCGGTCGTGAAGTTGGCTGCCTCTTGCGCTCCCAATGTGCCGCTCTTTACGACGGCGACTGCGGGCGTGCTGGATGACGCCACCGTGTCGGGCAACGGCGTCGGCCTTGTGGCTGGCATCGTGGCGACCGCTACGGCATCGGGCGCAACCGCAATCACTTGTGTGGCGGGTTACCCGCACGTCACGGGCGCAGGCGGCGCAGTCTGATGAAGCCTCTGGAGATCACGGTGCAGGCGGCGGGCACGCCAGAGGAACTCTGTTCCAACATACGGTCTGCCCTTGCCCGTGGTCTACCAGAACTGACCCTCGCTCCCATCACGCACGATGCAACCATGGTGCTGGTGGCGAGCGGGTGGTCTATGCCGAACTACATTGACGACATCAAGGCGCACCGCGCTGCCGGCCATGTGATCGGTGCGGTTAAGAGTGCGCACGACTTCCTATGCGAAAACGGCGTAGAACCTGATTTCTGGGTCAACCTCGACCCCCGCGACCGCACCAACGGCATACAGCGCAAGAATGACCGCACGCTGTATATGGTTGCCTCGCGTTGCCCTCCCGTCACGTTTGACTTCTTGCAAGGCAAGCGCGTGATGCTGTGGCACTCGTGGGCAGAGGGGCCGGAAATGGAGGCGATGGGGCCGGGCAAACTTGCCATTGGCGGGGGCACGACCTCGGGCCTACGGGCCATCAACATTGGCTACATCATGGGCTTCCGTAAGTTCGTGCTGTACGGGTACGACTCATGCAACAGCCCAGACGGCCGCAAACGGTTTACCGGCGAACTGCCGGGCGTCACCGTGGACATCTGGGTGGGCGGCCCTACGGGCAAGAAATTCAACGCCAACGCCGCAATGGCCCAGCAGGCCAACGAATTCCAGAAACTGTTTGAAGTGATGCCCGACCTTAAGATCGAGGTGGTTGGGCCGGGACTGATTGCAGAGATCATGCGCTGCCGTCGGGATACGGCACAGGCAGCGTAATGGCAATCCCGTCCCGTGTACTCGGCTCGGGCGTCTCGCAGTTATCCACGGTGTCCATCTGTGGTGACGGCAACGCCTCGGTCGTGGCTGCGGGCACATCGGCTGGCAACGCTACGGTCATCACCTACGTTTACAACAACGTCACAACGGTAGCCGCAGGCGCGGGCGTTAGATTGCCTCCGACCGAGATGGGTGAAACCATCATTGTGCGTAACGGCGGGGCAAATCCGCTGTTGGTATACCCCTACGATTCTGGCAGCAGCATCAACAGCGCAGGCTCGGGACTGATTAACGTCGGCTGCTCGGCCATGTTCTACGCCGTCAGCAACACCGTGTGGGAGGAACTGCAGGGTTTTGGCCGTGCGGTTCCCATTCTGCATTACGGTTCGTTTTCGGACACTACTTTGCAGACGGCGGCATCCATCAACACCGCTTACGCGATGACGTTTAACACAACCGATAGCAGCAACGGCGTCAGCATTGGTTCGCCATCCTCGCGTCTCGTAGTGGACAACCAAGGCGTTTATAACGTGCAGTTTTCGGCGCAGTTGGATCAAGCCTCAGGCGCTACGACCAACGTCTACATTTGGCTGCGTAAGAACGGCACCAACGTGGAAAACACCGCCAGCACGATTGCCCTACAAGGTACGTCGGCTCGGTTAGTTGCCGCATGGAACTTTATTATTCAGTTAGAGCCGACCCACTACGTTGAGTTGATGTGGGCAACGGATAACACAAACGCTAGAATCCTCGCAGCCAGCACCACAAGCGTTTGGCCTGCGATTCCTTCAGTCATTTGTACCATCACACAGGTCAACAACCTGTAATCCCCACAGGAGCAAGGACAATGCTAGACAGCGATGTAAACAATGCCGACGCCCAACTGCACGTTGAGTTTTACACCAAGGACTCTGGCGCAAACGAGGGCAAAACTTATGTGCGTATCATGGCACCGGGCGACAAGACCAACATCATTGACCAGCCCTGCCGTGACGACCACAAAGAGCGTTTCCCGCGCCAATGGCTGTATTACCAAATGCAGCAGGGCGAAAGCGCCGCAGAGCAGATCGGCACCCCGCTGTCGCATTGGCATAAGGATGCCCCAGAGGAAATCAACCGTGACCAGATTGCCGAGTTGGCAATCCTCAAGTTTGTCACCGTAGAACAGTTGGCGCTGGCGTCAGACGGGCAGTTGCAGCGTGTTGGCATGGGTGGCGTGGGTTTGCGTGAACGCGCCCGCCAGTACCTCAATCGCAAGAATCGGTCAGACGCGAGTGCAGAGTTGGAAGATACCAAGAAGCAATTGGCCGAACTGCAGTCGCAGATGGCGCAGTTGTTGGGAGACGCACCCAAGCGTCGTGGACGACCGCCTAAAGAAATAGCGGAGGCATAGTTATGGGCAGCACGATGGTGCAATTGGTGCAGCAATGCACAAACGAGTTGGGCATCCCAACTCCCGCAACGGTCGCAGGTAACGCTAGTCAGGACGTTATCCAGATACTCGCGTTGATGAACGCTTGCGGCTATGAATTGCTCCGTCGTGCTGATTGGCGCGAACTGACCAAGCAGCACACGTTTTACACCGAGGCCATCACGACGACGGGCACATGGTCAACGTCGTCGTATACGATCAGCGGCATCCCAACGACGGCAGGGCTGGACACGACCTATCAGGTGCAGGGCGTTGGTATCCCTAACGCTACCTACGTCACCGCCGTCACTGGAACGACGACGCTGACGGTCAACTACGCCCCCACCGAAGCGCAGGTTGACGGGCAGTTGATATTCCAAAAGGTCAAATACAACCTGCCGGCTGACTACAACAGCACGGTTAACCGCACACATTGGGACAAGTCGAAGCGTTGGGAAATGCTCGGCCCCGAAAGCGCACAGCAGTGGGAATGGCTGTTGTCGGGCTATATCAGCACCGGCCCCCGCATCCGCTGGCGATTGCTTGGGCCGTATTTCCAGATTTGGCCGGGCATGAACGCAGGCGAGTTGCTCGGGTTTGAGTACCGCAGCAACGCATGGGCCTATAACGCCCTCGGCGTGCCCAAAAACAGTTTTACCGCCGACACTGATACCTGCGTGTATCCCGACCGCGTGATGGTTCTGGGCACCAAACTGAAGTATTTTGAGGCCAAGGGCTTTGACACCACGGCGCTGTACCGCGACTACCTCGCAGAACTGGAGACCGCCATCGGCCAAGACGTAGCCGCCGCCAACCTCTCGTTTGCACCGCGACCGGGAACCGTACTGATTGGGTACGACAACATCCCCGATAGCGGCTACGGCACGGATAGCCAGTAATGGCTAGCCCGGTACGCAGGCGGCTAGTCCAGCGCACGACGGCAAACGTCGCGTCGTTGCCTGCCCCGGTGGGCGGCTGGAACGCTCGGGACGCACTGGCGAACATGGCACCGACCGACGCCGTGTATCTGGAAAATATGTTCCCGAGCGTAAGCAACGTCAATTTGCGCGGCGGATTTGCCAAGCATAAGACCGGGTTGCCGGGCACCGTTGATACGCTGATGACGTACAACGCTGGCAGCACCATCAAGTTGTTTGCCATTTCCACGGGCAACATCTACGACGTGACCTCAGCAGGGTCGGCTGGCACGGCGCTAGTTGCCAGCCTGTCCAACTCCGCATGGGAGTACACCAACGTCACGACGGGCGGCGGCAGTTACCTGTATGCCGCAAACGGCGTGGACAAGCCGCTGCTTTACAACGGCACCACATGGACACCGATTGATGCCGCATCCACGCCCGCCATCACGGGCGTCACCACCACCGATTTGGAAAGCCCCACGCTGTTTAAAAACAGGGTGTGGTTTATCCAGAAAAACACGCTTAAGGCGTGGTATTTGCCGGTGTCGTCTGTAGGCGGCGCGGCCAACGTCCTTGACCTGTCCAGCGTCATGCACTTGGGCGGCAAACTCACGGCAATGGCGACGTGGACGATTGACGCGGGCTATGGCGTAGACGACAACCTTGTGCTGATAAGCGACAAGGGCGAGGTGGCCGTATATCGCGGCACCGATCCCACCAGCGCGTCTACATGGTCGTTGATTGGCGTGTGGATCATCGGCCAGCCAATCAGTCGGCGCTGCGTGACCAAATACGGCGGCGACTTGCTGATTTTGACGCTTGACGGGCTTATTCCGTTTGCTTCTGCGCTGCAATCCTCGCGCCTTGACCCCAACATTGCGTTGTCAGACAAGATACAGGGCGCGTTTGCGTCAGCCGCACGCACCTACAAGGACACATTTGGCTGGGCGCTGCTCTATAACCCGCTGAACAACGCCCTAATCGTCAATGTGCCGGTCAGCACCGGGCAGCAGCAGTTTGTGATGAACAACATCACAAAAGCGTGGTGCAACTTTACGGGTTGGAACGCAAGTTCGTGGGCGCTGGTAGGCAGCGAACCGTATTTTGGCGGCAATACCTACGTCGCAAGGGCGTGGACGACGGGCGACAACGGCTACATGGACGACAGCGAGCCGATCCCGACCAAGGCTCTGCAGGCGTTCAACTACTTTGAAACGCGTGGCGTCATCAAATACTTCACCCGCGCACGGCCTAGCATATTCAGCAACGGCCAGCCGCAAATCGTCATTGGCATCAACACCGACTTCCAGACGGTTGACCAGACGGGCGCGTTGTCGTTCTCGCCAACTACCGCAGGGTTGTGGGGCATTGGGTTGTGGGACGTTGCGTTGTGGGGTTCGGATGTGGTCATCACGAACAACCAATCGGGCGTGACGGGTTTGGGTTACTCGGGCGCAATTTCGTTCACTAGCAGCAGCAAAAACTTGCAGATTCAGTGGGCCTCAACTGACGTGGTGTATCAGATCGGATGGGCTGGAATATAGTCAGCGGCCCCAAGGTGGGCCTATGGGTAACCGAGCAGACGCAGGGCGGGTTTGACCCGCAGCGGTCGGTTGCCATTGGGCTAGAGCGTGACGGCGAATTGGTCGCCGGGACGGTTTACGAGAATTGGAACGGGGTCAGCGTGATGTGCCACATCGTTTGGCAACACGTTACCCCCGCATATTTGGCGGCGGTGTACGACTATCCCTACAACGTCGCAAAAGTTGATAAGATCATAGGGCCAATCAGCAGCAACCATACCCGGGCGCTAGCATTGGTCAGCAAGATGGGGTTTTCGGAGGAAGCGCGGATTAAAGGTGCCGCGCATGACTCTGGGGACATTGTTTTGATGACACAGACACCTGACAAGTGTCGATATTTGGAGCCTCGGTATGGGCAAAAGATCACCAGCGCCACCGCCAAC